GATGTTCATGTGGCTAAAGGAACATCCGAGTGGTAGGCGTAACCTACCTACAATCTAATGAGACAGTTAGTGGTAGTCTATAAAAATGGTAAGTACAACCAACCACTCTTAGTAATGTGCCGATTGATAGGCGTAACCTATCTACAATCTAATACCTGCCCCATCCAGACGGGTGCAATAAGCACATTCTGAGAATGACAGCCCTACTCAGGACTGATAGCAACTGGCACTGCTAATAACAATTCCTTCTTGTGCTAGCAGGTATAATATAATGGGGGTGGGAAGCTGGAGCATGCAGTTAAATAACTATAAACAGCTACCCCACCCCACAATATATAGGAGACAGCATGCCTAGGAAGAGAAAAGAAGTATCTATAGAAACTAATGATCAGAACTTTGGTGGTTCTTTTAATGCGCATAAGAATTGGAAGAAGCTTAGAGAAAAGCATAGAAGGCATAAGAAGCTTGGCTTAAGTGGACCAACCAAGCCAGAGATATACACACCACATGGTGCGGGTAAGGGTGATGCGGAGAGAAGCAGCAACGTGCCTAAAGAAATATATGATTTGAATTATGATCTTGCTTTTGGTAGAATAACTAAAGAAGAACATGAAAAATTGGTCGAAAAATTTTGGGGGGATAACTCTATATGAAATGGGACATTCTTACTGACGAAGCTAAACAAGAAAGACGAAACGCACAGCTGTTATATGAACAGGACATGCTGGAATATGGCAAAGGTAAGTATTGGAAAGATTATGATAGAGCACCCGATGAGGGGATACCTGAACAGGAACTTATAGATTCTTCTATCAAAGAACTTAGAGATACTTTCCAAGAATGGATTGACAAAGTGTGTGCTTCTAACAAGTCACCTCAATGGTTGTATCCACTGCTTGAGTTAGGTTCTCAAAAGCTAGCTGATATAACTATCAGAGCTGCCATACGAAGCTGGTTCTCTAGTAGTTACTGGGGATACAGGTGGGAGAGTGGGAAGATGATACCACCGTTAGCTCAAGCTATAGCTACTCAGATAGCTAAAGATTCTTGTGATATCATAGCGTTTCAAAGAGCCAAGGAAAGTAATAGAGAGGACTGGCTTAAACAATCTAAGTTTATAAAGAACTGGACAATCAAAAGATGCAAAGCTTTTGCTAAGAAGATGAACAAGAACATAAAGCTAAGCATTAAGCAGAAGCATGACTTTGGTCACAATATGCTAAGGATAGCAGCAACATCTAATGTTATAGTCCTTGCAACACACAGAATAAAGAGGGGCAATACACATAGAAGATATTTATCTGTAGAGTTTCATCCTGAAATCCTAAAAGAGTTGCATAAAAGACATGAGATTTTGCAAGCATCAACTTTAGTATACAGACCAATGGTATGTAGACCTGAAAACCATACTCTAAAGAATTCTGGTGGCTACCTACACACAAATCTTAGAAAACCAGTAGTACAAAAATATAGATCCAATTTCTTTGGAGACTATGCTAAAGAACAGAAGTTTTCTAAGCCATCAAAGCTAGTACTGGATGGCTTAAATCTTATGATGGGTACTGAATGGGCTGTCAACGAAAGAGTAATGGAAGTTATGGAGACTTTGTTTACTAACAATACGGGGCTAGCAAACTTACCCTTTTATTCCTTCGAAGAATTCATGTTCAATGCACCTTACCCTAAAGGTGGGTCAAAAGAAGAACAGGCAATTTGGTGTCAAAATAGAGAAGAAAAATGGGGTGAGTGGTATAAACAAGAGCAGAGTCGTGGACGTATGCTTATACGTTTAGAGCTTGCCAAGAGCCTTATACCTTGGAACTATTTTTATCATGTATATACACTAGACTTCAGAGGTAGGGCTTATACTACCTGTGAGTTACTTAGCCCACAATCATCTGACTTTGACAAAGGTCTTATCATGTTTGCTAAGGGAGCTGAGCTTACTGATAGAGGACGATGGTGGCAGAAGATACACTTAGCTAATCTGTTTGACAAAGACAAGCTACCTTTTAAAGAAAGAGTTAAGTGGGTAGATAATAATTGGGAGATGATCAATGCGATTGCAGAAGATCCTTACGAAAATAGAGAATGGATTGACGACTCTATCAAAAAGAATAAGTCCTTTCAGAGACTGGCTAGTATTTTTGATATTACTAGGGATGATGGTTATACTTATGTCCCGGTACAGGTAGATGGTAAATGCAATGGGAACCAACACTGGTCTGCCATAATGGGAGACGAACCAATAGCTAAGCTTACTGGTATCATACCCTCTGATGAACCCCATGACCTATATCAATATGTGGCTGATAAAACTACAGAATATTGTGCTAAAGCTACTGATACTAGTGGTTGGTTGCGACGATTTTTAGCCCATTGGAATAATGTTATAGACCGCAAGGTAACTAAGAGACCTACTATGTGTGAGCCATATGGTATTACGTTTTATGGTATACAAAGGTACATCAAAGAAGAGGGTCATCTTAGTTGGGTATCAAAGGATAAGATCGGTGGTGCTTTAGTTGAATTAGCACGAGCTATAAAAGCCAGCTTAGATGTCTCACTTAGTGGACCTAATACGGGTAAACAATATCTTAAAGATATAGTAAGTATTGCTAACAACCTGAACAAACATATAGAGTGGACAACACCTAGTGGGTTCAGAGTGGTGCACTACTACAATAAACAGCAGAAGCGCAGGTCATTAGCAGCTTTATTTAATCGCAAGGAATTAATTTTTTATGTGAAAACTGATGATGTTAATTCTAGAGAATCAACACAGGCTATTAGCCCAAACTTTATTCATAGTATTGATGCTGCTCATATGTTTTTAACTCTTGACAAAATCTCATTCTATGGTATAATAGACTTCAGTATGATACATGATTCATATGGATGTCATGCTAATTATGTAGATCTAATGATCAATTGTTTAAGAGAAGAGTTTGTTAATATACATTCTGAAAACTTATTAGAAAAATTTAAGAGAGAAGCGGAGAATCAGCTGGGCGTTATGTTACCTGATCCTCCTAATAGGGGGGACTTAGAATTAGAGAAAGTCCTAGAATCAGATTACTTTTTTGCATAGGAGTTAACACTATGGCACATTTAATAATAGAAAATGAAGGAGATATGGAATACGGATTAGATTATACGTTCAAATTAGCTGTAACAGATAGTAATTGTAAGAAACTAAGGATATCATTTCCTTCTGAGGGGATGATGACAATTTTTGTTAGAAATCTTTTCGAAACATTTCTTACAAATAAGGTACCGCCTAATAATGGATTAGATATAGGATTATTTGTACCCAAAGAAAAGGGGGAAAAGGATTATGAATGACTAAAATATTAGTGATTGGAGACTTACACCTTCCTGCTGAACGAGAGGATTATCTTGAGTTCTGCAGAGGTTTGAGAAAGAAATATAAAACAACAGAAACTATATTCATAGGTGATGTATTAGATCACCATGCTATTTCGTTTCACCAGAAACATCCTGAGTCTGACTCAGCTGTTGCTGAGTACCATAGATCAATGGAGAAAATGAAGGCATGGAAGAAAGCATTTCCTAAAGCTAAGGTTTGTATAGGAAATCACGATGAAAGAATACATAGACTAAGTTCTAATGTAGGAATACCAGCCATGTATCTTAAAGATTATAAAGATGTCTTTGATACACCTGGATGGGAATGGGATTACGAGTGGATCGTAGACGATGTTGCTTATATACATGGTACTGGAGCATCTTCTGGTATTACACCTGCGTTTAACGTAGCTAAAGCTAGGATACAAAGTACTGTTAGTGGACATGTGCACTCAGCGAGTAGCATTTGTTGGTCTGCTGGTCCTACTGGAAATAAAATATTTGGATTTAATGTCCCATGTGGGGTTGACAAAGACCATATTTTAATGTATTATAGTAGGAACTTTATAAAGAAACCAGTCAACGGGGCTGGTGTTGTAATAAACGGACATCCCTATATGGAGATAATGATCTGATGCCAGAAACTAAAGAAGAAGAAAAGGTATGGGTTCCCTTTGAGCAACTCGAAACATATTTAAAATCAATTTCCGCAACTCTTTTAGGGATTGTGGGAAATATTGAGAAAAGTTTGGATACTATGAAAGAAGAAGTTGACAACAATAAAGGAGAAAATAATGATGACAACTAAAATTCCTGCATTTACAACAGAAACTGTAGATGTTATATGGGGACACCTTCATGCACCTGATGATAAGTTTGGTGCTGATTCGTCCAACCATAATGTTACCGTACTGGTAGATGCACAGCTTCAAGAGAAGCTTGATGAACTGCTTGAAGAAAGTGGTGCAACAAAGATTAACGGTATGAGAGAAGATGATGAAGGTCGCACTTTACTTAAGGTAAAGTCTAAGACTTTTGTTAAGAAGAATATTGCAGCATTTCCTTGTCGTGATGCTGGTGCAAACAAGACAGACTCTGTACCCTATGGTGGTGATAAAGTTCGTTTACGAGTAGCGCCTGCTGTACTCACACGGGATAACTCAATGAGTTTATACCTTAATGGATGCCAGATTATAGAAAAGAATGATATGGATTTGGGTAGCTTTGAACCTACTGAAGGGTTCACTGACACTACTCCAGCCTTAGCAGAAAGTTCTGACGACGATCTTCCTATCTAATGCCTGAATGGGTATTTCCAATTAGCCCTATTGCTGCAAGTAGGCCCCGTATTTCTAAACACGGGGCTTACTTTGCTGGGCCTTACAAACAGTTTAGAAAAGATATGATTGATTTAGTGCCTGAAATCTTAGGAGACATGGAGCCATTTGAGGGTCCACTAAAGGTTGATGTTGAATTATATGTTACTAGGCCAAAGAAAACAAAGCTTATCGGGCCGAAAGCAGATATAGACAACTATCTTAAATCAATATTAGACAGCATGAATAATTATTTATGGGTAGATGATACTCAAATTATCGAAATCTTTGCTACTAAACAATGGACTCCTAAAAATGAGATAGGATATTTTACTATAGGAGTAGATAAACTGTGAAAGATATAGTAATTGTAATAGAAAGTGATGGGAGCCAAACTATCATAGATGATGGAGATGGTGATTAATTAGGGGGAACAATATGAAAAATAGATTAAGAAATTTCTTGACGCTGTTAGCACTGTGTGGTATGCTGTACGGATGCGGAACTATACAATCTGTAATGGGCTGGGGGCAACCAACACCCACAGAAAAGGTGATCGAAGCAGTAACATCTGCTAAAGAAACCCTTACAGTATTAAGTGCTGTGGGTGGATTGTGTTTGTTGTCCGGCATGGTATTACTCTGTTTAAGCAGAGGTACTATGGGCTGGCGACCAACCATTGGCGGCATAGCGTTAATAGTTTTGAATTATGTTATAGCAGAATATGCTGATTGGATTTTCATTCCTATGATTATAGCTACTGGATGTATCAGTGCTGCGTGGGGATGGAGTGTACTTAAAAAGATTTTGAACAAGGAGTATAAAAATGAATGCAATAATTAGTGGGGGATTGGGAACAGTGTTTTTCACTGTTGTAGTATTTGTAGCAGGAGCACTTATTGGTGCGCCTCTATGGAATTGGATGAAAACAAAGATGCCTTGGAGTAATTAATGACACAAGTGGCTGAGAGAACGCGATGCCCTGTCTGTGCTGAAAACGGGCGGGACACTTCGCGTGATAATTTATGCGTGTATGAAGACGGAGGCAAACATTGCTTTGCCTGTGGATATCACGAAGGAATTAATACTAAAGCGGAAACATTTTCTAAGAAGAGATCTGGTCTCAAGTTTGTAACTGGAGATATCAGAGCTATTGGTGATAGAAATATCACGGAGAAAACTGCTAGGTTTTATGGTTATCAATCTCTTATAAAGAATGGTGATCGTGTTGATATCGCTCCCTTCTATAAAGATGGGGTGATGGTAGCACAAAAGTTACGTGGTCCCAAGAAAGCATTTCAATGGCGTGGAGATACCAACAAAGTTTCTTTGTGGGGTCAACACCTATGGAAAAGTGCCAAAGGAAAACGACTCGTAATTACTGAAGGTGAGATAGACTGCATGTCTGTTGCTCAATTACTTGAGTGCAAATGGCCTGTAGTTAGCTTACCTTCTGGAGCAGCTGGAGCTGCGAGAGCAATTAAAGATAACTTAGAATTCGTTTGTAGTTATGAAGAAGTTGTTCTTATGTTTGATATGGATGAGGCAGGTCGTGATGCAACTAAAGAAGTTGCCGAACTATTGCCTCCAGGTAAATGTAAAGTAGCTAGTCTACCTTACAAAGATCCTAATGAATGCCTACTTAAGAATCAAGGTAAAGCTATTATTCAAGCTATGTGGGAAGCACAGAAATATTCTCCGGATGAGATTGTTCATGTGTCACAGGTTGTACAATCAGCTACCCTTGAAGGTACTAGGGTATATCCCTTCCCCTTTGATAGCTTGTCTGAGTTTCTACTTGGGCAACGAAGCGGAGAGATTACTTTGTGGGCTTCAGGTACGGGTTCTGGTAAGTCTACTATTCTTAGAGAGATAATACACCACCACCTAATTGAAGGTCGTAGTGTCGGAGCTATTATGCTTGAGGAATCTCCACAAGAAACAGTAGATGATATGATATCGCTTATCATTAACAAGCCCGTGAAGGCTATTAGAGCTAAGCGTATCATGAATGAACTACGTTCTAAGCTAGGCAAAGAACCTATCAGTGTTGACATCATAGATGACTATACTGATGAGGAGTATGCCATTGCTAGGAATACTCTTGAAGGTTCTCAATTATATATCTATGATCACTTAGGCAACAGTGGATTACAGAATCTCTGTGCTAGAATTGAGTTCATGGCTGTATCATTAGGTGTTGATGTTATTGTACTAGATCACATTACTGCTGCTGCCGCTGGACTTATCGGTAGTACCAATGATTATGATGGTGGTAGTTCTGAACGACTGCTTATTGATAACATTATGAAGGAACTTAGAGCACTGGTATCTCGTACTGGTGTACATATTGATGTAGTGTCTCAACTTAAGAAGACCAATAAGGCATACGAAGAAGGAGAAAGGATTACCTTACAAGATCTTCGTGGCTCTGGTTCTCTGTCCAGTGTTCCTAACACAGTTGTTGCACTGGAGCGTGACAGACAGAATGCTGATCCTAAGATAGCCAACACAACTACAGTTAGGGTTCTAAAGAACAGACTAACTGGTAAGTCTGGTGTTGCTTCATGTCTATACTATGACCACTCAACTGGCAGACTTCAAGAACTTGACTTTGCTTTTGATGATGGTGGTGAGTTGGTACATGATTGGGATGCTGTGTGATAATAGTTACTGGAGCAGGTCGCTGCGGTAGTAGCTTAATGATACAAACCTTACACCTTCTGGGTGTTCCCTTAGTAGGGGAGCCCCAGAATCAGGTGTATGAACACTGCTTGTGGGGAGGATACCATAAAGATAAATCAGTTGAGATTAAAATATCTAAAGAACAAAACAATAAAGCTGTAGGTTTTAATCCTAAAGGTTATTGGGAATTAGATTTCTATACCCTACTTGATATATGTCATGGGAAATATACTGGAACTACTAATGGTCATGCGGTTAAGTTAATGGGTGAATTGATTTTAGAAACTAATGCTAAAGATATTGAAAAGGTAGTTGTATGTAAACGATATGATACTATAAGACAGGCAGAAAGTATGTATGATCTATCACGTCTAGACATAGAGATTGTTGACGAAAACAAACTAGACTGCCCATTTGCAGACGTATACAGAGACATGACTATGCAGGATATACACAACAAAATGGGACTCCATAATTTTATGGTTGATAAGTGGGTAGAGGATACCAATATACTATACTTAAATATTTACTTCGAAGACATGTTAAGTAAACCAAAAGAAACAATTAAAAATCTAGTCCACTTCCTTGATATAGGCGAGGTGGATATTACTGAAGCTGTAGATAATGTAGATGAAAGATGATAAGAAATGAAGTTAGTATTCGATATTGAGGGGAATGGGTTAGCTGAGTTAACCATTGAGAAAGAAGTACCTGTCATAGAAGCTACTAGGATATGGTGCATGTGTGCTATGGATGTTGATACGGGTAAGATGTATACATTCTTAGAACACGAAATAGAAGAGGGTGTTAAGCTGTTAAGATCGGCTGACGTTTTAATAGGACACAATATTATTCAATATGATATACCCTTATTAGAAAGATTATATGGGGAGATAAACACAAAGGCTTATGATACTCTTATAGTATCCAGACTAGTATACCCCGATAGAAGAGACCACCCATTTGGGGGCAACTCTCTTAAAGCATGGGGAGAATACTTAAAGTGTAATAAGATTCAGTATGCTTTAGGCTTCGAGGAGTTCCATGATAGTATGGTTTCCTATTGTAAGCAAGATGTTATTATTACAAAGAAGATATTTGATACACAGCGTGACTCTGGTTTTCTTTCAGACTATCCTAAGTCTATTAAACTTGAACACGATGTGGCTAAGATACTAGCAAGCCAAATGGATAACGGTATCGGTTTCAATTTAGATGCTGCTAATAAACTTGAGTACGACTTATTAATGGAGAAGGTTTTAATCGAAGATGAAATGTCTGAGACCTTCAAGCCTATTACAGAAGAAAGATGGTCGGATAAAACCGGCAAGCGTTTGAAAGACAGAGTTACTTACTTTAATCCCGGCTCTCGTAAACAAATTGCCGATAGACTACATAGCAAGTATGGTTGGCGAGGACCAAAGACAGAAAAAGGTAATCCCAAAGTAGACTCTGGCGTTCTAAGAAAACTTAACTATCCAGAAGCAAAGACTCTAGTTAAATACTTTGATATTATTAAGATGTTAAGTCAACTATCGGATTGGATATTAAGATCTGTTAGTTCAAGAGATGGACGTATACATGGCTGTGTCAATACACAGGGTACTGTTACTGGTAGAATGACAGCAAGCCAACCAAACTTGCAACAGGTATCAGGAGACCCAAGAGCACGGGCTCTGTTCGTTCCTAGAGATAGTTGGGTTCAGGTTGGGGTAGATGCCTCTGGACTAGAAGCACGTCTCCTAGCCAATCGTATGGCTAGATGGGATGATGGTTCTTATGGAAAGACTGTACTTGATGGTGACATACACACTGTTAACCAAAAAGCTGCTGGCTTATCTACTAGAGAAGATGCAAAGACTTTCTTCTATGCCTTAATCTATGGAGCTGGTGATACTAAGATTGGCAATATAGTTGGAAAGAGAGCTAAAGAAGGAAAGCTAATGAAGAATAAATTCTTTGACAACATGCCTGCTCTTAAGAATCTTATGGATAACTGTCAGTTTCAGGTGTCAAAGAAGGGTACTATTACTTTGCTTGATGGTAGAGAAGTGCCGTGTCGAGCTAAGCACAAAGCTTTAAATGTACAGATACAAGGTGATGGTGCAATAATTATGAAGCTAGCCCAATGTAAGCTGAACGATAAACTAAATAAGATATACCCTAACCGTGTATCTTTCATGGCTACTGTTCATGATGAGTGGCAACTAGAATGTGAACCAGAGATTGCTGATGATGTGGGTAGATTAGGTGTTGATGCTATTATAGATGCTGGGCATGAGTTAGGTTGTGTTGTACAAATGGACGGTAACTATCGCATTGGAAAGAACTGGTCTGAATGTCACTAGAATACACTGTACATTTTTATGATACTAGATCTCTTGATTGGAGGAACCAAGGAATAGGATACTTTTCTAGGACTAATATCACACATTGTGGATTAGAAGTAAACAATGGAACACTCGCTGTTGAGTATGCTGTCATAGAAAAACGTAATGGTGTCTCTGCTATAAAGCCACACATATATCATGGCTTAATTGCAGCTCCTTTAGAGTCTTTTAAGCTTGGGGTTATAGATGATATATTACCTATTATTCCAGTTGATTTTGAAATCAGGTGGACCAATTATCTTTTCTATCATTTGTTAGGTAGATTTATAAATACTCCTATGCCAGATAGTTGTGCTACATTTATATCTAGTTTTTTAGTGGACATAGGTATATTAAATAAAAAAATATTTTATCCGGAGGATTTGTATAAGGAGCTAAGAGATGCAATTAATAGTAATCGCTGGTCAAGCTCAAGTAGGTAAAACTTCTTTAGCGCATATAATTGCAAAGAATGCTTTTGCAATGGGGCTTATTCCAATACTTTGTTCATTTAGTACTAAAGAATTTGAGAAACGCTTACTGTCTATTCGAGATGAAGAGCGTAAGGATATAAAAGATGATCGCAAATACTGGGAACGATGTGTTATAGTTGATGACTGTAGATATCCTAGTGAAATAGAGATAACTCTTAAGTATAAAGGGACTCTTATATTTCTATCATACGGTACTCGAAAGCCTGATGATCCTGATATTAGATGGAGAAACCATGAGCTAGAAGATATGGCTAAGATAGTAGAAAATAGCACAAACAAAGAACTAAAGAATGTGTTTAACTATTTTATAAGGAATGAAGAAAGCTTAGAAGATCTAGAAGAAGAGGTAAAGCTACTGGTTCCTATATGGTGTGGTGTTCAGCCAAAGAATGGTAGAGTTATTACAGAGTATAGTGAACATGCAGAAGATCTTGCTAGATGTATAGATGAACTTGTAGATTTGCTTCTATTAGGAGAAGATCTATTCTCTGGAATCGATGAAGATGAGGAAGACGAGGACGAAGATGAAGAAGATACCTAAAAAAGCTATGTTGGATGGAGACATACTAAAATATCATACTGCTTTCTGGGCTGAAGCTAATAATCCTGACCACTTTCCAGTTAAATTAGACTCCTTAGTGGAAAAGTGGACTCCGGATGGGGTATCCAAGATAGTAATTGCCTTATCCTGTAATAGGTCTGATAACTTTAGAAAAAAAGAATGGCCCAATTACAAAAGCAATAGAATAGATTCTTATGTTCCAGAGTATTTACATGATGTTTATGATTTTATGATAGAAAATTATAAGTGTAAGCTTCTGCCAAATCTTGAAGCTGATGATATCTTAGGTATCTATGCTTCTAAGAATACTCATATTGCTGTTACGGTAGACAAAGATTTACTTGGAGTTCCTGGGTGGCACCTTAACCCCAACAAAGACAAAGACTTACGTTACATAACTAACAAGGAAGCTCATAGGTTCTTCTGCAAGCAGTGGATAATGGGGGATTCTGTAGATAATATACCTGGTTTATGGAGAGTTGGGCCTAAAAAAGCTGATAAGATGTTGGAAGAGTGGGATGAAAAGGATTGGGAAGCCAACATTATAAAACTATATACTGATTTTAAGTATAGGATAAGAGAGAACTGCGGATTAACCGATGCCGAGGTAGCAATAGCCATGGCTAGGTGTGTTAAAATACTCACCAGCAAAGAATATAATCTAAGAACAAAGAAGATTAAACTATGGAACCCTATAGTTGGGTCATAAAGACAAAGGAGCTTTAATATGGATCAATTTCAAGGATTTGTGGTAACTAGGAGTTACTGTAGATGGAAAGAAGATTCGGGGAGGAGAGAAACTTGGGAAGAATGTGTAGATCGCTATTACGATTACTTCGAAGGCAGGTTTCCAGAAATAATTGGTACCGATTGGGACGAAATCAGGGTATCGACATTAGATCGAGAAGTTTTCCCTTCTATGAGGGCACTAATGACGGCAGGGGATGCGGCAGAGGTAGACGATACGTGCCTGTACAACTGTTCATACCTACCCATAAATACAATTAGGTCATTCTCTGATGTTTTATACATACTGTGCTGCGGTACTGGTGTAGGATTCTCATGCGAGAAGCAAGAGATATCCCAACTACCTACTATACCGTCCATAGAAAGAGACGAGAAGCTTACTATTGAAGTTCCAGATTCACGAAGAGGATGGGCTGATTCCTTTGGAGAGCTACTATCATCCTTATATGGTGGGTATCATCCTACATGGGATACTAGTAATGTTAGACCAAAGGGAGAGAGACTTAAGACATTTGGTGGTCGCTCTTCAGGACCAGAGCCATTGGAAAGATTGTTTAAGTTTACTGTTAATACATTCTTGGAAGCAGAGGATAGACAACTAACACCTATTGAGGTACATGATATTATATGTATGGTTGGTGAGATAGTTATAGCTGGTGGCGTAAGGCGATCAGCTCTTATATCGCTGTCTGATTTAGATGACAGAGAAATGTCTATGGCTAAATCAGGTGCTTGGTGGGAAAACTCAGGACATAGAGCACTTAGTAATAACTCTGCTGTATATATGTCTAAACCTAGCATGGGAAGATTCATGGAAGAGTGGTCTTCTATTTATGATTCTCATTCGGGTGAGCGTGGTATATGTAATAGGGAAGCTATGAATACAATAGCTACTATGTCTGGTAGAGAGTCTTGTAACTGGGGTACTAATCCCTGCAGTGAAATTATATTAAGACCCAAACAGTTTTGTAATTTATCTGAAGTTGTTGTTAGACCTTATGATAACAAGGCAACTATCAAACGTAAGGTTAAACAGGCTACGATACTGGGTACTATACAATCTGCATGTACTCGGTTTACTTACTTAGATCCTGATTGGAAAGCTAACTGTGAATCTGAAAGACTTCTTGGTGTTTCGTTTACTGGTATATATGATAACAAGTTTATGTGTGTACCATCGGAAGGATTGAAAATGTTTCTTGTGGAACTACGACAGATAGCAAAAGAAACTAACGAAGAATGGGCTGCTATATTAGATATATCTCCATCCAAATCTATAACTTGTTGCAAGCCATCTGGTACTACATCATGTGTAGCTGGTACATCGTCAGGAATTCATCCTAGATATTCTTCTTACTATATACGAAGAGTAAGAATAGATAAAGATAATCCATTGGCTTTGTTTATGGTTGATATTGGTATTCCTCATGAACCTGATGAAAGAAAGCCCGAGGAAACAACTATATTTTCGTTTCCTATAAGGTCTCCCGAGAGTTCTACAACATATAAAGACTATGATCCTATTGAACATTTAGATTTGTGGTTATTGTATCAAAAATATTGGTGTGATCACAAACCTAGCGTAACAATTAACTATACTGATGAGAATTATTTAGCTATTGGTCAGTGGGTATATGATAATTGGGATTGGGTATCTGGTATTTCTTTCTTACCAAAATCAGATCATGTTTATAACCAAGCACCGTTTGAAGCTATATCGGAAAAGAATTATTTAGAGCTATCTAAGTTTATACCTAACTCTATTGATTGGAGTGAGCTTAGTAATTGGGAAATAGAAGACACAACAGTTAATTCACATAGTCTAGCTTGTGTAAACGGATCATGTGAAACTGTAGACATTACGGAGAATTAATATTATGATGCACAATCTTGAAACAGTCTATAGAAAGATGAGACTTAATGCTACGGTTCTGCCTGCAGAGATGCTTTCAGTACTAAAGGATATAGACCAAAGACTTTTAAAACTAGAGGGAAAAAATTCAGATGGAATGGAAAAACCTACCACTACTAGACCAAGAGCTAGTAAAGTTTCTAAGAAAAAAGTATCCTCCTCTTGAATTTAAGTTGGGGGAAGACTCAGAAGAGTTTACTATAAATTCTGTATTCAGGGGTGGGCAGATAGAAGTTATAAACGCTATAGAATCAATTATAAATTTACAACGTAAGGAGAAAAGAAATGGCTAATGGTAATCAAGCTATGATGGAACAAGCAATGATGCAAGGTGCTATGGATATGGGCGCAGGACCAGCTTTAGCTCAGGGTGACACTACTCCTGAAGAACAGGCTGGTCGGGGTGGTGATACATTGCTTTCCCACTTAACTCCTGGCGAAATAGTTATACCTAAAGAACTTATAGAGACTGAGATTGATAGAAGAAAGATTCAGTCTATATTTGATAAACAAGGCTTAGATATAAATCAATTTACTGTGGGTCATGAGTCCAATAGTGTTAATCCAGAAACAGGTTATCCAGAGTTTGGGTTTGGAAGTTGGGTAAGGAAACAAATTCGTAGTGTATCGAAACCTATTCAAAAGGGTTGGGATTATGCTAGGTATAAGAGACAAAGGCAAAAGGCTGAACAATCAGCGCGTGCGGGTGCTGCTCAAGAAGGAGCCGCAGCTCAAGCGAGAATAGATAGACTAATGAAACAATGGGAAGGAAAGCTATCTGCAGCTAAAATAAAATATGAAGCAGAGGCTAAAGCTAAGCGAAGAAAGTTTGCGGCACAGAGTATGGTTCAGGGAAAGAAGTTTGCGAAAAAATTGGGACGGATTAAAAAAGAACAAGCAGGAATTGGCGCACCTATTGGAGTTACTGACTCTGCAGCAGCAGCAGGATATACACCAACTAGGAGGAAAAAGAGTTCTTGGCGGCGAAGTAGGAAAAGAGCTTTGAGAGTGAGAAGGAGACCAGGACAATGAGAAATATAAAATGGGAACTAGAGCATAGATTTCTACAGTTTAGTGGTCCTAGTATTCCACCGGGGCTGTCTGCTGCTGACAGAGAGAGATTACTTGAAAAGGAATCGGAACTTGCTCGTATTCGTGACGAAGAGCAAAGAGAGTTCTTAGCTATCCAAGAAAGACAACGTGTTGCTAGAGAAGAATCTCAACGAACTTTAGCACAACAAGAGGAAGCAGCGCGTTTGGCTGAGATAGAAAGGCTCGAAACAGAAGGAGCCGATGTAGCCGAAACACTTGAAGACCCCGAA